TGGCAACAGCGACGTGTTTGTCGTTGCTCCGGTGTCGGGCGTTTTGTCGGCTGCGTGGTTTTCAGGCGTTGATGCGTTGGCTGCGAGTAATACGGACTACATTACGTTCTCTATCACCAACCTTGGTACGTCTGGTTCGGGCACCGCAGCGATGCTGGCGGCGACCGATGCCAACACCACCAAGTCAACGGGTGGCACCGCTTTGACTGCTAATGCCCGACGCGTATTGTCGCTGAACGGCACAGCAGCCAACTTGGTAGTGGCAGCCGGTGATCGTCTCCGTATCCGCGCTGCGGCAACGGGCACGCTTGCCAACACTGTCACGTTCCCGGTCTACATGCTCAACTTCAGCGTTTCGTAATATGTCCAATATCTACCTTCGCCACCCCAGACATGGGGAAAAGATTGCTATCTCGTGGATGGAAGCGAGGGAAGATATGGAACAAGGATGGGAGGAGTTTGACCCCTCCAATCCTGATGAGTCTGAACCCTCGGCGTCGTCAGATGTGGCGGCGCTGGGGGATTCTCAGCATAATGCGTTGAGAACGCGTCGCCGCCGTAAGGAGTAAATCATGGCTACAACTGCTGCCGATCAAATCAACGGCGCGTTGCGGCTGATCGGGCAGTTGGCCGAGGGCGAAGTCCCCTCTGCGGCCACGTCGCAGGATGCCCTCACCGCTTTGAACCAGATGCTCGACTCATGGAGTACCGAGCGTTTGGCTGTCTACTCGACCCAAGATCAGGTCTATAACTGGCTGCCTAACGTCCGCACCATTACGATGGGACCGACCGGCGTGTTTGTAGCCGAGCGTCCTATCCTGATGGACGACGCCACCTATTTCCGTGACGCCTCGACCAACGTGTCGTATGGCATCAAACTGATCAATAACCAGCAGTACAACAGTATTGCGGTTAAGACGGTAACGTCTACGTATCCGCAGTTGATGTGGGTCAATATGACCTACCCGGACGTAGAGATCTATATCTATCCGGTGCCGACCAAGGTGCTGGAGTTCCATTTCGTGTCGGTGCGCCCGCTGGCAACTCCTGCGGCGCTAGACACTAATTTGGCGTTCCCGCCGGGATACCTGCGGGCTTTCCGATTTAACTTAGCCTGTGAACTTGCGGCGGAGTTTGGTGTCGAACCCTCTCCGCAGGTGCAGCGCATTGCCATGACTAGCAAGCGCGACCTGAAGCGCATTAACAACCCGGATGACCTGATGGCAATGCCTGCGGCGCTGCTCGTCAACCGACCGCGCTTTAACATCTTTACGGGCAACTTCTAATGAAGACGCCGATCCTCGGGTCGTCGTATGTAATCCGGTCGGTCAATGCAGCCGACAACCGGATGGTCAACCTTTACCCAGAGGTTATTCCCGAGGGGGGCAAGGAGCCTGCTTATCTGCAACGCTGCCCCGGTTTGTCTCTCAAGACAACTGTTGGGTCCGGCCCTATCCGTGGCTTGTGGTCGCTTGGTAATTACCTGTACGTCGTTTCAGGTAACGAGTTTTACAAACTCGACTCCAATTACAATTTTGTAGGTGGCGATGAACTGCTGCTAGAAGGTGGCGGCTTTATTCTGTTAGAGAATGGCAATTCCATTTCTTTAGAAAGCGGCTCTGCTTACATCGGCTTGGTGTCGGGCACTGGGCCTGTGTCCATGACTGATAACGGCACGCAGATTTTTATTGCTGCAAATCCTGACGGATACATCTACAACACAGCAACAAATGAATACCAACAAATCACTGACCCTGACTTTCCGGGTGCAGTAACGGTTGGTTACCTTGACGGTTATTTCGTATTCAATGAACCGAACTCGCAACGTGTCTGGGTCACAGGCCTATTGGATGGCTTGTCGATTGACCCCTTGGATTTTGCAAGCGCTGAGGGTTCACCAGACGGGCTAGTATCCCTGATCATTGACCATCGAGAGGCGTGGCTATTTGGCACGAACTCCGTGGAGGTCTGGTACAACTCCGGCGATGCCGATTTTCCGCTCACCCGTATCCAAGGCGCCTATAACGAGATCGGCTGTATTGCGCCGTACTCGGTCGCCAAGATGGACAACTCCGTCTTCTGGCTCGGCGCAGACCCGCGGGGTCAGGGCGTTGTATACCGTGCCAACGGTTATACCGGCGTTCGCATCTCAACCCACGCGGTTGAGTTTGCTATCCAGAGTTACGGGAACCTTGCCGACGCAGTGGGCTACACGTATCAGCAGGACGGTCACACGTTCTACGTGCTGAACTTTACCAACGCTGACACGACGTGGGTGTTTGACGCGGCTACGGGGGCGTGGCACGAACGCGCTGGATTCCGCAACGGCGACTTTAAGCGTCACCGTGGCAACTCCCATGCTCGTTTCAACGGTGATCCAATCATCGGTGATTACCAAAACGGTCGCTTGTATGCGTTCGATCTGGACGTGTACGCCGACGCTGGCGCTACGCAAAAGTGGCTGCGGTCTTGGCGAGCGTTGCCGACAGGCGGTAATGACCTAAAGCGCACTGCCCACCACTCGCTTCAAATTGATTGCGAAACGGGCGTTGGCTTAAACGGTTATGACTTGTACGACGAGGTGTATTTAGGCACGGAGTTGTTGCAAATCCTGCAAACCGAAAACGGCGAAGACATCATTTTGGACTTGAACGCCACAACAGGCGCTAACCCGCAGTTGATGCTGCGCTGGTCTGATGACGGCGGCCACACTTGGAACGGCGAGCGTCAAGTGTCTATGGGTCGTATTGGACAATACGGCACTCGCGCTATCTTCCGTCGCCTTGGCATGACCTTGAAGTTGCGTGACCGCGTATACGAGATTAGCGGTACCGATCCGGTGAAAGTCGCCATCATGGGCGCCGAACTGCAACTGAGCGGCACTGCGTCGTGACCGTAAACATCACGCAAATCCCTGCCCCGCGTGTGCCGTTTATCGACGAGCGCACTGGGCTGATTTCGCGTGAGTGGTTCCGGTTCCTAAACAACCAGTACCAGTTGACGGGTGGCGGCACTACGCAGACCACCATTGCTGACCTTGAGTTAACGCCTTCGCTGGCGGCTAACGTTGAGGACGAGATGGCAGTTGTGAAGGGTCAGATAGATGACCTTTACAAAACACCGCCAATCACGCCCATTACTCCGGTAAGTTACGGGTCGTTTTACTCAACGCAGACTCAAACGGCTGCGGTTATCAATACAGCCTACGCCATCACGTACAACAATGCTGATCCGGCGTATGGCGTTTACCGTGACCCAGCCGATAGCAGCAAGATTAAAGTTACTCGACCCGCTATCTACAATGTCCAGTTTTCTATTCAAGTAGACAAGACTTCGGGCGGTACGGGGCGACTGTACATTTGGCCTGCTATCAACGGCACTAACGTAGCCAACTCTGCGTCACTGATTCAGATTCAAGGCAACAATGCCGAAATCTTCTCTGCCGCTAACTTTTTCTTGCCGTTGTCTAACGGCGATTACTTTCAGTTGTACTTTTCCGTGGATGCGCTGGACGTGCAGTTGCAACAATTTGCTGCTGCCCCTCCAGTCCCGGCCATTCCTTCAATCATTTTGACTGTTATGCAGGTGTACGTATGACCGTTTACCTTTCAGCCTTTGCAGGAGCCGGGGCGCAGTTCTTTACCGATGACGGCTCTGTGCTGTCGGGCGGAAAGATCTATACCTACGCCGCTGGCACGACGACTCCGCAGACTACTTACACGTCTATTGTTGGAGTCTCTACCAACGCTAACCCCATCATTCTTGACTCTGGCGGACGGCTGCCAGAAGACATGTGGTTAAGCGAAGGCGTTAAATATCGTTTTGTTTTGACGGACTCTAATGACGTTCAAATTGGCGAGTACGACGACATCGCTGGCATCAACGACATCTCTACGGAGAGCGTCGCGTGGTCCACGATTACCGGCACGCCGACGACGCTGGCTGGCTACGGCATCACCAACGGCCTGACGACAACGGCTGCGGCAGCGACCTATGCGCCGATTGCCTCGCCCACGTTTACGGGCACGCCGCTGATCCCCGACAACGATACGGTTAGCGCGAACTACGCTGTGGGCTATCGAGAAGCGCCGCCCGTATCTAAGACCGCTAACTACCAGTTAGTGCTGGCAGATCGCGGTAAGTCGATTCTGATGAACGGCACCAGCCTGACGCTGACTATTCCGGCTAACGCCGCTGTCGCGTTTCCGGTGGGCACGGTCATCATTGTGGTCAACCTCAATTCGTCGGCGTTATCTATTTCCATTACGACCGACACGCTGACCTTGGCGAACAGCACCACGACTGGCACGCGCACCTTGGCGCAGAACGGTCTGGCTACCTGCGTCAAGATTGGCAGCACCTCTTGGCTGATCAGCGGAGCGGGATTGACCTAATGAGTGGCGCTACCTTAGCAGCGGCGATTGCAGGCACGACGGGGGGAGCCGGTGCCGGTGTATTCGACGCATCGTCTGGGTCGGGCAGCGTCACGATTCCTGCCAGTGCGACGGGCGTCACCATTGAGGTATGGGGTGCGGGCGGTGGCGGCGGCTACGGTACTGTTACCCAGATATTCGGTGAGTTCCTGTACGAACCCCAAGAGAACCCCGGCGGCGGTGGGGGTGGTGGTGCCTACGCTAAGACGGTACTGGTGCTAACCGGCGCAGATGCCGGTAAAACTATCCTGTACACTGTCGGTGCGGCTGGTAGAGGCGGCACTGTAGGCGACGCTGTGGGCGGCGCAGGCGGTCAGTCTGTGGCCTATGCCGGAACATATGCCCTGCCTGAAATGATCTGTACGGGCGGCTTCGGCGGTTTTGGCGGCATTGGTATCTACGGCAGTCAGCAGGGTGCTGGCGGAACGGCATCAGGCGGCAATACGACCAACACCAACGGTAACGGTGGTGCAGCCTTCACGCAGCCCGGCGCTACGCCGATTGCCGGTGTAGGCAGTCTTGTCGGTGGCGCTGGCGGTGACGGCGGCGACCCGGTAGAGGGCGGTGATCCGGGCAAGGCTGGCGTCAATGGCCGCGTCCGAATGGTATTTACCTTTTAGGTGACACATGGCAGTTAACGTAAAAGTCCTGATCCCGGCCAAGATTGCCGAGAACACGCAGGTAACCCAATACACGGCTACGAACGTATCGGCCATCATCGACAAGTTCACGGCCACGAACTACAGCGCATCTGCGGCTACCTTGTCGGTCAACCTCGTGACGCAGTTTGACTCGTCGGGTAACCAGAACTTGATCATTAAGAACAAGACGTTGCTGCCCTCGGAGACGTATACGTTCCCTGAGTTGGTCGGCCATGTGCTGCAACCGGGTGGGTTTATCTCCACGATTGCCGGGACTGCCTCGGCTATCAACATCCGATCCTCTGGTCGGGAAGTGTCGTGACGACAGCCGAATACTGGCTAAGGGAGAACTTTGCAGCGCTGGAGTTGCCGCCAGATGCGGTGGCTTGGCTGATTGACTTGTGGCACGTCACGCAGGTGTTTGACGACGTAGCCGATGGCGACCCAGTAGACCGTAAGTCGCTGGACGATACCGTGTGGCGCACCCTTGTGGGTATGCCTGCAAATAGTTTCTTTATGGCTCATGCAGGGCAGTTATTGCCTGCGGTGGGCACGGCCATTCTGAAGTGGAAGGCTTCGGATGACGCCGAGCGCAGTGGCTTGGCCGACGAACGGTCGTTCGTTTGGCGTGCCGCTTACTATGACTTGGTTCTTTTAGTGGTGCTGTTGTGCCAAGGCCGAGAGTCTGCTATGGAAAAAGCAGGTGCGGTAATGGCACTATACGGCGAAAGTT